TCATGTTATAGTTTCCTCCGAAACACTATTTGGAGGGATTCTCTCTTGCGAGACGTAATCAAAACAACAGGCACTTCAAGCCAGTATATCGGCTATACGAGTGTTCCGTGTGCATTTGCTGCTAGCGAAACTTTCCTTGGATCGTTTAGCTATCAAGCACGTCATAAGGGTAGATCTGAAATACAAATTTCAGATCATCGTGCCCCGACGACTTACAATGCACATAGGTTGGCAATTGATAGTAGGCCTTATGAATACTGGGATTATGGTAACTCCAGGAACTGTTATAGCGGAGGTGTATACCTCAAAAGCTATCGCAGGTACTGGGGTACCACTCAACCGGTATTCTCGGCCAATATCATCCAATCTGTTGGTGCTGACAAGTATTTTCCGGTAGTTTCCGGAAATACCATCCAGATCGCGGTCAATAACTGCATTGCTGCCATATCCAAAGGTAAGATAAACCTTGGTACGGTCGCCGCAGAAATGATTCGTGAAGCTGGACAGCTTTCCCAACTCTTACAAAAGATCGGCAAAATACTACTTGCTCTTCTTCGTAAGAACTGGAAACTTGCTGCATATCATGCAGGTCTCCGGAACCCTGGGAAACGTCTTGATGACGCAGCCAATGCGTACCTAGCCATGAAATTTGCTATCTTACCTTTGGTAAGAACAGCAATGGACCTGGCTTCAGGTATTGCAACGGCGGTCAATGAGCCCGAAGGCGTTGCATTAACCGTACGAGGATATGCTGATGATAATGATTCACTTTTCATTACCCCACAGTATATTGGCACGGGTCAGGTAACAAGGGGCGCCCAAGTGGGCGTTACCTATTACATGACCTCTGAGACATTATCAACACTAGGTGGTTTAGGGCTTCTACAGCCTGTCGCCACTGCGTGGGAACTTGTCTCTCTCTCGTTCGTCATCGATTGGTTCTTTAGTGTTGGGTCCTTTCTACAAGGTCTCAATGCGACACACGGCTATGCTTTCGGGCATGGTTATACGACCACCTTCTCGAAAGGGAAGGTGACTTATCGTAGTGTGTTAGAACACGCTCTGAGATTGAATGGCAGCAAAAGATACGCTGGCACATTTCCGGAGTACACAATTGATGGGTTCGCTATGAAACGCGATCCTATGTACGTCTTTCCGCGTCCAGGTCTTTCTTATACTTTTGACCTGGATTTATCGAAACTAGTGACCTTAATGGCACTAATACAACAACAAAGGTAGGCAAATGCCCGCTTTCACTACCATCACGGCAAATGACCGTGAGGCAACCCCGGTTGCACATGTGTTCACACCCCAGACGAAAAGTGTAGATAACATCTTCACCTACGTCAATCGGGATGGGACTCCTCTTGGTGATGAGAAACTCACCCTTTCTGTAACTCAGACTGGAAACGGTAACCACAAGGTCCGTCTCCGCCTCTCGATCCCAACGCTGGTTGAAGAAACCATCAACGGGGTCGTCGTTCCGAAAGTAGATCGTACGGCTTACGCCAATATTGATCTCACCTTTTCGAACCGATCGTCCCTTCAGGAACGTAAGAACACAGTTGGCTTGCTAGCCAATATGCTCGATACGGGGCAGGCCCAAATTATGGCCGTTGCCCAAGATCTGGAAGGTATTTGGTAAGTGGATCCGCATTCATTTGCGGGTTTACGTGCCCTCCTTTCATGGTTGGGCTCAATAGTCAGCAATCATCCTAACAAGGTGATCGTTGCCGTGTTGATACCTCTGTCCATACTAGTCTTCGCTCTTATTTTGAGAACGATTGAACCCCCTGTTTCTCTCCTTTCTGGTGAGGGATTGGGTTACTTGTTGGACACATGGGTTGAAACCATTGTTCCCAGCCTTATCTTAGATAACTTAACCGTTATCGAAAGATAGATTACTGATAACATATACATCCACAAGGAGTATAGACGATGAAACTTTCGAACGCTCAGAAAACTGGCAATCGAAACTCGGTAGAAAAGTCCGGGAAGAGTAAATCTTCGAAGCGTAACAAACGCAACGAGAATTACCTCCCGTTACACATAGGCAAATCCTTTCAAGATGAGCTTGTTGACCTAGTCGGTCAGCTCGCGCCATTAGAGGGTTTTAAGGGTAGGTATTTGCAGGATTCGATACTCTCGAAATACTGTGATACAACTACTACTCCGCCTGAGGAACGTGCCTCAGCTGCTCTAGCAAAGTGGCTAAAAACAGAGTTACGGAATTCCAAGACGAACCAACGTCTCCAACTCGGAGATGTTAACTTCGGATGGACCACAAGTGATGAGCTTCTACAGCTCACACGTAAATTCATCCGTGACGTCATTGGTGATAGACCTGATCATAATTTGTTTGTTGGATCAAGTCACACTAATGGCGCTTCGTCAAGGATTGGTCGCAGCGAAATCGCTGCGGCCTCCAAGTGTACCGGCACGGCACACGTGACAAGTAGTGCTCAAGGTTACTGGACCCGATTGGTGCAAAACACCATATACGAGGACCAGACCCTAGACATTCACGAGTCATCGGTGCTGTTTACTGTACCTAAGAGTACTGATATTGATCGAGTGGCCTGCAAAGAGCCTGAGGTCAATATGTTCCTTCAACGTGCTGCTGGCGGATTTATTCGCAAGCAGTTGCAAAAGTTTGGCATTAACCTTAATGACCAAACGATAAATCAGAAACTTGCTCGCGATGCTTTACAGCTTCGTCTTGCAACAATCGATTTATCAGCGGCATCAGACTCAATTTCTAGGCAGCTTGTAATAGAGCTCCTTCCTTTTGAGTGGTGGTGTACGTTGGACGACATTCGGACGCGACACGTTACCCTCCCTGACGGAACTCTCCACGAAATGGAGATGTTCTCGACGATGGGTAACGGTTTTACGTTCGAGCTTGAGAGCCTCATCTTTTGGGCTCTTACTCGAGCGGTAGCACGTATAGTAAGCGTGCGTGGCCGAATTTCAGTTTATGGTGATGATATCATTTGTCCATCAAAGATGGTTCCAGCACTTATCCAGGTTTTTCACTGGGTAGGCTTCAAGGTTAACACCAAGAAGTCATATTGGACTGGACTATTCCGCGAGAGCTGTGGTAAACATTACTATAACTCAAGGGACGTCAGCCCGTTCTTTATACGGGAACCTGTCAAGACAAAGACAGACATCATACGCCTTCTCAACCGACTCTTAGAATGGGACGGTCGCGAACTTGGTTGTTTTGCAACTGAGGAAGCTGCCTCCTTTCATAAGAAATGGTCGAAGGTTATCCCATATTCATTACATGGGGGTATTGACACAGAGTCAATTACTTCCCTTGTGACCGGATTGCCTCCTATGAGACGCTTACAACGCGTACATACGAAGGTGAACCGCCCGGAATATGGGGCCTACATCCACTGGTTTTCCGTGAAGGAAGGCGAGAGAACTTCTCGCTTTTCATACCCGGCAGTGGACCCAATGAGATACGAAGAAGCGCCAAAAGCGCCGATCTATTTCATTGATGGTGATGTTACATGGAGAGGGGAACCTTTCTGTGTTGACGAGAAGGCCGCGGGAAGGTATGTCATTCGTGACATGCCAACCTTTTCACCCAAGGGTGAGCGGTCTTACAGTGAACGTACTACGTGGGTTCCATATCTAATATGGAACTAGCACGGTATGACCTGATTCCGCGCGAGCGGATCAGGG